TTTGATTGTAATTTCTTTAGGTGGTCGGCTCCTTTCAAAACATCAGAAGTTTTACCACTTTCAAATGCAGAACCCTCGTGAACCATAACCGTAGAATTTGCTGTCATAGTTCTTGTACCAGTTCCACAGGCCAATATTACAGCTGCTGCTGACATACATGCTCCAATACAATGTGTATTTACATCTACTGGTAGGGTTTCAAAGTAATCAATTATTCCTAACATAGAATATACATCTCCCCCATAAGAAGAAAGATTTAGATTTATATCTTGATCTCTATTATGCTGAACAAAGTTATCAAACCTTGTCATTACTGCATATAATGTATCTTGTTCTATTTCATAAGTCAAATACATAGTATTAGACTTTAAATTAATTCCCCATTCTAAATTTTTAAAGAATAGTTGTGTTTTCTTATCCATACCTGGCATATCTCCATAATTAACTTTTAAAATTGCTGAATCCGTCACTTACTTTTCCTTTTTCTTAAAGACAAAAACTGGTTCATATTTATAACCTGCTCCCATCACACTTGATAATGTTAATTGTAAGGTATCCTCTTGGGTAAATCCCAACTCTTTGGAAATCCTTACGGTTTCTTCTTCTATAAATTTATATTTTGGTGTATTTGCAATATTCATTAACATATAACCATTTTTTTTCAGACCATAGTAACAATTCTCTATAGTCTTTTTTAAAAACCCATTTACCCACTCGTCATTGGATGGGAATTTAATAAAGCTTTGAGTTTCTTCGTCTGAATATTTCTCTGTATCGAAATAAGGTGGTGAGGTAAAACATAAATCGATTGATTCTTTTTCAGGAACAAAATCCTCACTTCCTTGTTTATATATATCAACCTTTTTCTTAATATAACTAAATTCTTTGCTAAGTTGCAACAAACCTTCATAAGTTCTTGTTGATGGTTCAGTTCCTATGTAGTGTTTAGTATTTTTTGCAGATAGAAATCCAAGTAATCTTCCACCCCAACCACAACTCATATCTCTGATAACTCCATCACCACCATATTTTTCATAAATTAGTTTTGCTGCTGTTGGTCTGAAATTACTCACGGATTGAGTTCCACTATAAATCTTAATAGATTGTCTTAATCTATTTTCGTGAAATACATTTCTCTCACCATTTGGGTCCTCACCCTTGTAATGTTTCTGTTCCCAATTCCAACATTTACGGATTGTGGATTTAAACATCTTATCATCGTGGAATACATCCATAGGTGATTTTTTAGCACTACCACAAATAATTTCCCAAAAATGTGGAAAGTAAGTCCAAGCCAATCTCAATCCATGCATAGTTTGAACAATCTGATTATCTTTGAGTATTGTATTCACATCAAACTTTCTCAGTTTCTTCATGTGGTCGTGTTTTTCATCTTCACGAATTTTATAGTGGGGAAATCCATGCCTACGATAGTAATCAAATATGACTTCTACACCATATTCTATATCCACGACATCTATTGAATTTGTAACCCTTTCAAACTCCAAGTCTTTCTCATCTACATCAATGAATTGACCGAGAGTTTCATAATTTACTCTTGTCATTATGGTAGATTTAGTTTTTTGATTTCCTTTGGTTCGACACCATATTTCTGTAATATGGTTTTAAGATTTGCTTTGTTTTGTTCGGTTGTATAGAACACTTCTAAGTATTCCCTCGCCTCTGATAAACTTGATTCGTAGTGTTTTGCTACTATCTCAACTACCCACTTTTCGTATTTCATATCTTTCTTTCCTTTTGTGTATCGTAACCATTCTTTCTTTTTTGGAAGAACATTACTATACAACTTGTACAAATCTTTTGGTTTTAACTTATACCTTTGAAATTCATTTGCAACCTCTACATATTCCATCTTCATAGATATGAATCTATGAATCATATAATTAGACCATTGTTTCTTCTCCGTTTCATTTAGAGAATCCCAATAACCTTTTGTTTGGTGTTGTGTAATATGAGTGATGTGATGGAATAAGTCTTTTTTATCTGACTTTTTCTTTTTCATAATAATAAATAGTCTTTTAATTTCTCAAGTTCGGAAAAGTTTGCTATGTTTTGATAAGTTTTGTCGGTTTTATAACATTGACGTGGTTCTATAAATTCTCCTCGTTTACCGTCAATCTCTTTTTTAGTTTCTTCAACATTAAGAAAATTCACCAATGAAAAATAATTTTGTCTATGTTCTTCTGTATAAATATTTCTATCAAATAAATCCTCATAAGAAAATACTTTTATATCTTCTCTATCATTAACCTGCTCTAACATAAATAAAGTTTCATTGTATGCTATTTCCATACGAGACTTCACTTCATCATAATCAAGTTTATCAAATTTATAATCTCTTTTATATTGTTTGTGCACACCAATCGATCCTATCCAATGACCCGTTTGAATTGCTAACATTTCAGAAATAACCTTTTCAAATATATTTTTACGGTATGTCAATATTTTCAATACTGGATAATCTAAAATCTCATCAACAACATTAAGATAACCAGGTTCATCCCAATTTATTTTCATACCGGAATTGGATTGAAATATTTCATCAAAACAATTACTGATGTTTGAATTGAGATAAAATTGTTTATTAGAAAATGACATCCCAAATGTTTTCCATATATTAGGTGGTGAATCCATCCAAACCATTTTATTTTTTGTTAAATGATGTAATGAATTCATTAAATTATTTGAACCACTTCGTTTTACACTCAATAGTATAAATTTATTCATTTACAAACCCACATCTTAAAAATAATCTTTGACTAACTTCATTCCACTCATCAACTTGTGACCATACTGAATCTAAACCTTGTAGTTTAGCCAATCTACAAATATAATTAATTAAACCCATTCCGTATCCCCAATTCCTATGATCTTTATGAACATAAAGATTCAATCCCTCTTGTGTTTCATAATTCAACCAAAACCAACCTTTAAGTTCATCATCCTGTTCCAACACGGACATTAACCAGCCAGTTTCTAACCTGTGTTTTGCATCTTCCACACTCCACATTTTATCCCAATTCAATTCTTCTTGAAAAATATCTATTGCTGATTGAAGTTTATCTTCGTTTATTTTTTTCCAATATGTTATTTCATATGAACTCGGAGTAAATCTATAATCGTTCAAAGATTTACGATATACTATCATAAAAAGTTGTCTATTGAAAATTCATTTTTCTGTGATCCCGCTTCAAGACCAAGATTTGATCGTTTATCAAATTTAAAATCAGAATATTTACCATTTTTTCTAACATAATGAATAAATAATTGGTAACACTCGTTTCCCCCAAATGGCTCTCTCCAATGATTCATTTTAGTTCCCTCGTAAAAACAAACATCTCCCAATTCTAATACAACACTTGCAAACTTTTCATTCTTAGCGGAATCTTGCCAAGATGTTGACACTGTCCCATATTTTTCATAATTATATTCTTGCATATGAATTGGCCATGGTTTATCCGTAAATATTGGAATAGTGGCACTAAACTCACAAGATGGTCTGTCTGTATGTGGTTTTAACCAATCCATATGATTGTAAAGTCTAAAAAAAGTATAACAAGAATATAATTCTTCTCCAATCACACTTTCTGCAACTGGTTGTAGCATTTTTAAAATTGAATCTCCAATGTAAGTACCATACGCAGTAAAAGTACCTGGTACCTGACCATTATCTAATTCCAACTCATCATTTTCTATTTTTAAATCAAAATATTGTTTTGTAAGTGTTAATAAATCCTTAGATAGAAAGTTGTTGACAACCTGATATCCATCTCTTTGTAATTTATTAACAGGTTTCAATCGTTTCTTTAATACAAAATTCACCGCCAAACTAATTCTATCGTTATTCTTTTTATTTAAATCAACAGAATGTTTCAACCATGCCGGAAAAATAACCAACTCACCATCTTCTGGTTTAATACTATAATCAGGATTTTCCATTTCATAATGATGAACCAATTCTCTATTAAATAAAACCTTATCATCACTTCTTTTAAGAATTAAATCACCACAATCTTCATGAGTTTTTACATAATAAACTAATGAATAATCTGCTCCTGGATGACTATGGTGAGTATTCAATACCCCCTCATGGTTAATATTGAACCACCAATTATCTACATAAACTTCTTCACCATTGGTTATATTTTTTTGAATAATATCACAAAAGGAGTCTAATAAATCATTCATATATTTTGGAATTTTACTTTGCCTTGAGGAATGCCAACCACCAAGATTAGACCTACTCATACCGACCTCATCAGCAGATTTCAATGAATATGCATAGTTTTTTATTTTTTCATTAATTAGTCCCTCTATTTTACTTGTCCAAATATCGGTTTCAAATATATTCTGTTTTTTCATATTATAACTCATTTTCTTTATACAACTTTAACTTATCTAAATAATACTCAGAGTCTATTAAGTCATATTCATAATCTATATACTTTTTTAACTCTGTATCAAATTTATCATCTTTATCTTTAATTGTAACAAAACAATAAATCCTTCCTATCTTCCTATATACTCTCTTACCACTTAGCAGTTCAAATAATTCTAACAATTCATCTTTATATGAGCAAAAGTCTGTACCCCAAGATGTTCTATTCTGATTATTCTCACATAAATGAATTACTTTAATATCATTATACTCAATAATAATATTTTTAATAAAAATTGGCAATTCGTATATAATAATATCTGAAGATATTTCTTTATCAATTAATTGTTTATCTGTTATAATAACCTTACAAAGTGGAAGTACAGTTGTTCTCAATATTGACTCCATCTACAAAAAATCTTTGATAATAAACACCATCAGTACTACCATAATCCAATCCACTATAACTGCCAGTTATATTTGAATCTGGATTTTCTATTACTTCCTGGTTTTCGATTTGAACCCTATGAAAATCAACAAACCATGATGCAGAAATATTTACACTTTCACAAACTCTGGTTAATAAAGAACCTGTTATATGTATTTGATTGTACTCCGGTATCGAACTCCAATCCCAACTTGCACTATCAACAAAACCCTTAACTATAATTTTATCATCATATTCATCTATTTCACTCTGATTGTCTGTAATCCAATCATAATCTCCTGGATTTAATGAACCAGATATCACATCAACATTGGTTTGAACTGCAAATCTAAGACTATAATAACTCATTAGAGTTCCCTAAAGAATTCAGGATGTTGAGCTCCAGGAGGTGTTATGTTATAATACTGAAAAATACCTTCTGCCAACTCATCTATATTGGCTGATGGTTGTGCTTTACCTAAAAATAAAGCTTCTGAAAATTTGCCTGCGACGTTGTTTGCCGTTGCGGTATCACTAGGAGCTTGACCAAAAACACTCCATCGAGTACTACCTGTTCTTGGTTGGGTGGGTGCTGGCTCGGTTTGACTCTTTCCAGTTCCAGTACCGGCTGAATTTCTAAAATTCCTAAACTGAAACCGTGCTGGGGAAGATGGGGCATTATATCTAACTGTTGAAAGAATAAAAGCGGGTGTTACTGATGAAGATTTGGGAGTTGATGCAGTAACATAAGTTGGTGATGGAGCGAAATCAACTTGTGGTTTGGTTGGACTAACAACAGCCGTCCAAGGTGGTTTAAAAAAATATTGATTCCCCTGTATTGGATTGGATGG